GGCGGCAGGCCGATCGGCTCGAAGGTCGCCGAGCCGGCGGCCTTCAGGGTCGTCAGCGCGCCAGCCGTGTTGAGCATGGCGTCGTTGACGGTCCAGTTGAACTCCTGCACCAGCGGGTACTGGGCCGAGCGGTTCTTCTTCAGGGTTGCCATGACTGGCTCCTTTCAGGGTGGTTCACGCGCGAGCAGGGCGCGGCATCGCCGCGCCCTGGCCCATTACTGGGCGACGTAGGTGTTGATGACGCCGAAGTCCTCGACCGCGCCGGCCTCGTAGATCGAACCGAACTTGGGCTTCAGGAAGCCCAGGATCTTTCCGATGGAGATGCCCTGCTGGTTGTCGTAGTCGAAGCCCTTCTCGTTCCATTCGGCGTTGCCGATGTCGGCCATGCCGAGGGCTTGCGCGCCGCAGAAGATGATCTGGGAGCCTTCGACCGTGCCGCCCGCGCCGTACTTCGAGCCCGAGGCCGCGCCCACCGTGTTCGGCACATGGCGGAACTCGTGCAGGTAGATGCCGTCGATCTTGACCGTCGCGCCGGTGAACAGCGCGTCGTTCTTGTCGGCTTGGGTCGAGTGCCGCAGGTTCTGCAGGTACGTCGGGTCCAGCTTCAGCTTGGCCATCGCGTTCGGGGTGAGGAAGGCGTGGTAGGTTTCCTCGCCGCCGGCCGCGTTCACGCCACGGATGTAGCGGTTCTTGGCGTAGGCCTTCAGGTTGACGAACAGCTCCCAGGTCGGGGTGTCGGCCGCGGTGACGGCGCTGGAGGCACCGCCAGCAACCAGGGCCAGGTTGGTCTTGTCCCAGCGCAGGCGACGGCCGGCAGACGGGGCGCTGACGTCGGCGGCGAACTCCAGGAACGGGAGGTCCGAGCCAACACGCGTGGAGCCGTCGGGCTTGAGGGAATACGACCGGCCACCGAGCGTCAGGAACGCCATCTGGTCGATACGGTCGGCCAGCCAGTAGGCCAGCACGTTGCGGCTGTTGCCGCGGAACTCGACCACCGACTTCTGGTCGGCCATCTTGCCCTCGTGGCGGTTGGCGTGACGCAGCTGGTCGATGCGGATGACCTGGTCGAAGGTCTGCATCGACTCTTCGTTGCCTTCCAGCGTGCGGTCGCCTGCGACGCCGTCACCGGTCAGGTCGGCCAGCAGCGTGATCACTGCGCGGGCGCCCTTTTCGCTCTTCTTGAGCTCGGTGATGTGCTGGATCAGCGCGTTCGGGCCGTTGCCCATGAACCGGTTGACGAAGCTCATGTTGCGAGCCTGCTTCCACAGGTCCATCGACCAGATGGTCTTCTGCTCGGCGGTCAGCAAGCCGAAATTGGTGAGTGCCATGACAGGCCTCCTTCTCGAAATCGAAGTTAGATAGACGACTGGTTCTGCCGAATCTCGCCTCGACTTGCGAAGGTGAAGCTGCTGTCGTTGAGCTTCGATCTACGTTAGATCGAACTCTACACGAAAAAGAGCCGGCACAAGGCCGGCTCATGAAGGCGCGCGGGTGCGCGCCGGAGACAAGGGGTGCGGGTCAGGCGATCTTGGTCAGCGTGAAGCCGCCACTGACGCCGAAGTTCACCCAGGTGAACTTGTCCGGGTCGCCGTTCCACGACACCGAACCGTTCATGTTGACCGTCACGTCGTAGCCGTCCGGCTGCGGGCCGAGCAACGCGAGGAACGCATCGGCCGCGGCCAGCGCCTGGTCGCGATCCTTGGCGTGGACGGGCTGCGGCTTCACGACCTGTTCGTCGAACTTGGCGGCCAGCGCCTCGCGGGCGGCTTGGATGTTGATGGCGACGACGCCGATGGAATAGCTCATGGTGATCTCCTTCAGGGGTGGGTAGGCCAAGCAACGGAGTTGCTGAACATGCGGGTGATAGGTACGTCGGTCTTCGAGCGCGTAATGACGTGGATACGGCCGGTGAGGAGCACGCGCAGGCGCGCGCCGAGCGAGAACTGCACGACTACGTGGGTTTCGACGTAGGCTGGCGCGAAACCGTCCATCTCACGCATCTCGGGCAGCGCCGGGGCCGGGAACAGCCAGGCAAGCAGGCGCTGGCGCCTGGTGGGCGCCGCGCAGAACGCCTGGCTGGGCTGCTCCTCGCCGCGCAATAGGTCGGTGATTTCGCCGACCTTCGCCTGGCGCCGTGCGGCACGATCGCGGAGCCAGCTCATTTCGTGGCCCTGACGAGGCGGCGCGTCAGCACCTCGCTGTACTGCTGCATGGCGAGCAGTTGTGCGCGCTGGTCCTGACGTTCGTCGGCCGGCAGTGCATTGAAGCGCTCGGTGCCGATGAAGACCTGGAGGCGGCTCAGCTTCTCGTTGAGGTCGTGCAGCTCGATCCGCATCCGGTCGGCGAAGGTGGTCTCGACCACTGCGGCGTAGGCCCGCTCGAACACGTCGAGCGGCGACCAGCTGATATAGCCGATGTGCTTCGGGTGGTTCGGCTTGCCGCCGTCGACATACTCGACCAGGTAGCCGAGGGCGTCAGGGTTCTCGTCGCCCGACATATCCCAGCCGCGGTACTCGTTGTACTCGCGGAGCGGCATCGGTCGTGCGAACAGTTCCTTCGTGCCGCGGTAGCGGGTGAAGCCTTCAGGTGCGCCGCTCATGCTGCGCTCCCGTGAAGCTGCTCACGCAGTGCGTAGCCCATGAGCGGCCACAGCTCCTGCTTCGCGTTGTCGACGGCGACCTTCACGCCAATCTCGGCGTTGTCGTTCTCGGACGAGACGGCAGCGGAGGGGCGGCCGGTGACGGCGAAGCCGTTCTTCGTCGTCAGGATCGCCCACCGCAGCACCTGGCCGCTCTTCGAGACGTGCTTGAGGATCTCGACGTCGACGATGTTGGCATTCAGTTCGTCGGTGGTGATGCGCGGGGCGGTCAAGCCCTTGGCCACGGCGAGCGCGTCGATACCGGCGTCGTCGAGTCGTGGTGAAGCGATGTTGTGCATGAGAGCTCCTCGGGTTAGGCCGCCGGGTGGCGGAGGGTGGTGAGAATCTGGCTGCAGGCGTTGGCCGCCTGGTCATAGGTGCTGAAGGCGGCGAGTACGCCCCAGCGGCTGTTCGTCAGACGGTCGACGTCTGCGGAAATGAGGCCCTCGAACGGGTCGTGCGGGTCCAGCCGGAGGGCCAGCGCCTGCAACCACCTGGCGAGGGCGAGGCGCATGGTCAGAGGTCGTCGCCGCGGAGCTTGGCCAGGGCCTTGTCGTCCAATTTCTTGAACTCCTCCTGGCCCATCCTGATGACGTCAGCGCTCTTGAGCGGGCCGCCCGTCTTGTCGCTGTCCGCACCGACGTGCGCAGCGTTCGGCGGCTGCTTGCCGTTGGTCTCCAAGGCCTTCGCCACAGCGGCTTTCTTGCGCTCTTCGGCGGTGGCCTTCGCGAGGTCTTCCTTGTCGACACGCACGTCCACGTCGGTAGCGGCCTCCTGCTTCGCCGTCGCGGGCTTGAGCAGCACCTTGCAGGCTTTCTGCAGTGCGTCGGCGCGGCTGTACTTGCCCGTGGCAACGTAACCGCCCATCAGCTCCAACACGTCGCCGGTCTTCTCCTTGTCGAAGTCCTCGTGGTCCGGGTTGATCACCGGGAATGCGGCTTCGAGGCGCTCGACCGTGGTGTCGTACTTCACGCGCTCGTACGCGCGGGCCTCGGCGGCTTGCGTCTCGAACTGGGCCTGCGTCTGGACGATGGAACGCTCTGTCCGGCGGATCTCGGCCATCTTCGCGGCGGCGTCGTCGACCTTGCCGTCGGCCAGGAGCTTGAGGTACTCCTTCTCCATCACGACCACGTTGGCCTCGGCCTTGGCGATGTCCTCGTTGGTCTTCGCGACGACCTCGCCCTTGCGCGTGGCGGCCAGCTCGCGCTCCACAGTCTCGCGGCGCTCGCGCTCCTTCTTCAGGATCTCTTCGTGCCGTGACAGCGGGATGCGCGTGTCCTTCTTGCTGTCCTTCTTGTCGTCCTTCTCACCTTCGCCTTCGCCCTTACCCTCGGCCGCGGCCTTCTCGGCGGCAGCCTTGTCGGTCACGGCCTTCTCAGCTTCGGCCTTCTCGGTCTCTTCCTTCTTCGCTGCGGCCGTGACCTTGTCGGCCTCGGCCTTATCGGCCGAGGCCTTCAGAGCAGCAGCGTCGTCGTCGGTCGGCGTCCAGTCGTCGCCGCGGTCGACGGTGCCACCCCCACCACCGCTCTCACCGCCCGTTTCGGGCGCCATGAAGCGGCGGAAGATTGGGTGTAGGCGGTTGAAGATCATTGACGCACTCCTTGGGCTTGGCTGGGTTGGGGTTTTGGTTGGGAGGCAGCTGCAGCGGCTGCCATGCGGTCGGACTCAGCCTTGTCGGCCTGGGCCTTCTGCTTGAGCTGCAAGTCGAAATTCATCTCGCGCACGCGCAGGCCGAATTCGCGCTCCTGCATGACCTTCTCGTGCTCGAACTTCTGGACGTCGAGCTGCATGTCGGCTTGCGCCTTCACGAGGGCCGCACCGCCGTCGCCGGCCTCCTCGATCGGCGTGGCGGCCTCCTTCTGGGCGGTGACCTGTTCCTTGACGGCCTTGGCGGCCTTCAGGTTGGCGTCGGCATGCTTGGCCTTGGCCTCGCCCTCGACCTTGGCGACTTCGGCCTCCTGGCCACGGCGTGCAAGGGCAGCCTGGGCTTGCGCCTCCGGGCTCGCCTGGTCGCCCTCCATCTGCCGGAGGATGTCGCCCTTGTTGAGCAAGCGACTGTTCGTGATGAGCACCGAGTCCGGGAGCGCGACGCCGACCTCGCGCAGCGCCATACCCTGTTCGAACTGGCTGTCTTCGAGGGTCTCGCGTTGCGGCACGGAGCTGATGACCACGTCGTACTCGCCGAGGGTCAGGTCGTTCACGATCGTGCCGGCGGCGGTGGCCTGGTTGATCGTGATGGACTCGCTCTCGCCGGTGACCTTGTCCTTCGTGATCGTCAGGATGCGTTCTTCGGTGTAGAACTCCTGCACCAGGTCCAGGATGTTGCGAGCGAGCATGAAGTCGCTGCGCACGAGGCTGTCAAGCGGCTTGGCCAGGTTCGTCTGGGAAGCCTGGCGCTTGGTCTGGATCGCCTTGGCGGCCACGTCCTCGCGGTCGAAGCCCTGCTGGCTGTCGGAAACGCCAGAGATGCTCTTGATGTGCTCTTCGGCCTTGTACGAGATGCGGTCCAGGCCGGTCGGAACGGTGTTCGGGGCAATCTTGACGATGTCCTTTTCCGGGTCACCGTTCGTCTCGATGACCAGGCCGGTCTCAGCGCCGCGCGCTTCGAGTTCCTCCGGCGTCATGTTCGTCAACGCGCCGGTCTTCACCTTCCAGCCGCTGTTCGCCGTCGTGTTGACGATGTGCAGCTCCTGGGAGGACGTTTTGTTGAGCAGCTCCTGCGAGCCCAGCAGGTTCTCGACCAGGCCGACGGTGGTGCCGCGGCGGAAGTACGGGAAGTACGGCACCGGTGTGAAGTGCTTGTACGGGCTCCAGTCGTCGTGCAGGCACACGTTGTCGGCACAGGCCGTCCAACGGATGCGACTGACCAGCTTGGTGGTCACCGCGAAGCCGAACTTCTCGACGAACCAGGCGATGCGGTTGCGGTCGAAGTCGGTCGGGATGGGCCGCATCTCGCCCGTGGCGCGCTCGACGAAGTGCTTCTGCTTGTCGAGCATCTTGTGCTGCCGCTCGATCAGCCGGATGTTCCGCACGACGTTGCTGTAGTCGTGGCCCGCGCCACCGTAGCCGGCACCCTGCAGCGAGCCGAATCGGTCGATCCGGTCCTCGACGCTGTCGAAGCCGTACGGGCTCGACAACTCGCCCCGATTGCGCAGGTACTCGGCGTCCTCCGGGTTGTAGAGGGTCGCGATGTCGTCGGCGGTCAGCCACTTCGTGATGAACACCTCGCGCCAGGTGTCCGGGTCCGCCTCTTCAGCGTCCGGGTCCGGGATCACGTTCTTCGGGTTCAGCAGCGAGATGTCGACCTCGCCCTGCATGTTGTCCGTGAAGCGGATGCGCGCGTCGAGGTAGCCCCGGCTCGTGATCACGCCGTCGGCGAACATATCGGAGCGCTTCCAGTCGAGCTGGTTGTTGTCGCTGATCTGCTTGAAGACCTTGGTCAGCGCAGTGGCGACATCGTCAGCCGAGGCCCCCCGGGGCCGAAACGCGATCTCGCTGCGCTGGTAGATCTGCTCGCCCATCACGTTGGCCAGCGTGCTGATGATCTTGTTGATCGTCAGCGCGGGGC